AAGACCTTGAAGTTCTTGCGCCATCAATATCTCCCAAGCAGATCAATCTCCAAATCAACTCCCTGGAGATTCCACCTACTTCCATCCACCGACTCGAAACGATAGCCGATAAACCTTCCCGCAATCTCGAAGTCCACTTTCTCGTCCGTGGCGGGATTAAACAGCTTCGGCCCTTGATACGTCACCGGCCCGTTCTTTTCCTCCTGCGAGGCCGCATACACGCGCACGGGCGTGGAGCTTTCCATCTTCGGCCAAATCTGCTTCAATAGTTTCCGCCTCTGAAAATCCGTCCTCCAATTCCCGAACCGATCTCTTCCAATCACGCCGAGCCCCAACCGCTCCACATACGCCGTGAAATTCGTTCCAGCAAACTGTTCCGTATCGTTCCCTCGAAACAGCTTCGTGCTGGCGGCGCTCGCATAAAGCAGATGACCGTTCTGTGCTGAGAACGAACGCTCGTCAATAAAGGAATCGTCATCGTCTATGAGCTGCTCTTGATCGTCGATAACTTCGCTTTCGAGAGAAACCTCAACAATTCCCCATTCGATATGAGAAACTGTTGGGAGTTCTCTCACCGAAAAAGTCCCATACTTCCAGTTCCAAACAAGCGCTAGGTCCGCAAACTCCGAGTCACCTGACGGAAAGCACGTCCAAACCTCCGAGTCGTCTCGGCTAGCCGTCATGAAGCTTCGCTGCGAAAAGCTCGTCGAAAGATTTGCCCGCAGCCATCTCCTCCACTTCTTGTCAATAATCGATTCCGCCTGTCTGCCATCATGCGCCACCAGATCCGCTTCCGGCGTCAGCACCAGATGAAATCGACCGCGCCGGAACGGTCTCACGCAGCGCCGTGAAAGCATCCCGAGCACCGGGAACATCTGCCAAGTCCGAAAGACCTGCCGACCAGCAATAAACTCAACTCCGAAAGTTCCTTCCTCCTTATAAATAACAAAAATATCTCCCAGTCTCGCCCCATCAACCAGCGGCCCGGAAGTCTCACTGAGCGCCCGGCGTCCCGCTCTCTTCGTGGCATCCGTTTCATCCCAGGAGGAAGGAACCGCTCCAGGGTCCGCCGGATGCCCCCACCTGAAAACATCTTCGAATCTCACTGAATCTTCCGTTACATCCAGCGCCAGCAGAAAATTCTTGTACGGCCTCACAACCGCTGCTGTCAGCGTCGAAAGCGATGCCGGAGGCCAATTATCCAAATCCGTCAACAGTCCCGGTCCCGAGAAGTCCCGGTCCCACTGTTGCGGATTATCCGCCCCATTATTCAGTATCGGCACTCCATTCAGAATCCCACCGTTCCATCCGTGGTCAGCAGTGGCAGCGTAAGGCCCGCCAGAATTTGTAATATCAACGTGTGTCGAGCCGTCTGTCACATAGACCTCTGTCAATGAGGAATATATCCAGAAGAAATTTCCCTCGAAGAACGCTTGAAGCAGCCAGTACGGAGCAATCGAAGGAGGGTCGAAAACAGCGGCGTGCCCCTCAGTCTTTTCCACTCCGACATCGCTAAATCTCACATTCTGCCCGTCAGTGAACGCCTCCGGCTCAAGCTCCCAATTCTTCACGTCCTTGATGATGCCAAGCGCCCCGAGATTATCAAGAGTAATTACAGGCATTACTCGAACGCCCTATCAAATTCCACTTCCGAAAGAGCCCCATCCGACCACGCCTGCGTCGCCTCAGCCATCGCGCGCTGCCGTGCGAGCGCTAACGCCTTATCCCTCAGAAAAGCCCCGAGGTCTCTCGTCAGCCCTGAGGTCAAAAACAGCTTGGCCTGTGCCCATTCTCCCGGAGGTAGCGAGCCCACAAGCGTCGTGAACTCCGCCTGAGTAATCGCCTCCAGATTCTTCGAGACCAGCTTCTCTGCAATGAGACGAATCCGCTGCTGCCTTGTAAGTGCCATCAGCTTACCGCCCCTTTTACATTCGGGTCTGACGTGTCCCCGGTCAGCACAACCGTGTTCCCGTTCAGCGCGATTGCCTTTCCGGCAGCACCACCAGCGGGACTTGATTGCGACAAGCAGTTTGGTCCACCACCTGCCGACCCAGCGGCCCCCGGCGCACCACCAGCGCCGCCCCCGTTCGACGGCGGCCCTATCGGTTGGCCACTTCCACCTGCACCACCAGCGGTTGCTGTACCGTTGCTTCCTGTGCCGCCCTGGTTGCCCGAGCAGGTATCGGTGCCAGGGCCGATACCTATACCAACTGTATCGCCAGCGCCGCCTCCACCACCGCCCCCACAGCCTGAATTGCAGCCGGGACCGATACCATAAACGCCTCCAGAACCACCGCCGCCGCCGCCCCATATCTTTCCGCCGTCATTAAAGACTTCGCCGTTTGACGACACGCTAATAGCGTGCCCTCCGGCACTACCGGCAGCCCCAAAGTGATTCCCGTTGTCTCCTCCTTTTCCTCCGTTACCCCCAGCACCCTTAATATCTCCCTTGTTATGCACTCTCCATTTGATAATGCTTGCAGGGAGGGTCCCCGTCACGAACGCTGGTACGCCAGCGGAGGCGGAATTGACAGTAACCCCCGTTGGAATCTCTATCTCTATCGACCCATACGCTGCAGTCAGATTCAGCGTGCTTGCAATGTTGAAATTGCTGACATTCGCCGCAATCTTATGGGCGATTAAAGAGTTCCCCGCCATGAACCCTGTAAGACTTCCCACCGCGAACATTAGTCGTCTGTCTCCGCATTCGTTGTGAGGATAATCGTGATTCCTTCCAAGATGCCATCGCCCGGGAGCGTATCTCCCACAGCATCGGCATCCCGTCCGACTCTAAAGAATACCAAGTCGTTCTCCGCTGGCGTCCCTCCGATTGTCACCGCAGAGGATTCCGCTGAAACATGATGGTCCTCAGCGGTCGCATGAGAGGTATCCGTAACCGAGATTGCCGTCCCATACGCAACGTCCACTGTATCGTTATCGCTGACGGCCACGCCTTGCAGCGTCCAAATCACATCACCACTACCGCCAGCAATCGAGGCCCAATGCACCCGAAAGAGAACAGTCCCTTCATCCCAAGACTTCGGGAACGCCACCGTGAACTGCCCGAACTCATCAGCCGCCGCATCGAACGGAAGGCCAACAATGTCAGGTCGCCCCGCAGTGGTCTCGAATCTCTGGAGCGCCCCGCACCCGTTGGAGACCGTCGGAAGTATCGCCGCCGCCGGAATCCAAGCAGTGTGCTTGCCGATTGTGGAATCGACCTCCCGTGGGGACGCGGAGAGTAGAATGAAATCAGTCCCATTATAAACGATATCTACGATGGAACCAGCGGGCATATCCCCCGACTGCAGCGCCGTGCCGTCCGGGCGCTTAATCGTCTTTGCGCCCAGCGTATTGACATTTATTGTGCTCGACCCAGTGTTGCCCTCGCCCCCCGGAATCGCTCCGATAATCCGCATGTACTTGGTATAAGCAGTCGGCGCGTTCTGGACGAACGTAACAGTGTAGACGTTGGCAGTACCTCCCAGGTCCTTCGACCCCATCGGGAAGTTATGGTCTGGAAGCGAGTTCTGCAGGACCTTCTTAATCAGTCGATCATGATCATCCAGCGATTTGACTTTATCAGTCGTCCCGACCGGATTGGTCTCGACGAGATCTGAGATCCAAGTGCCTGCTTCAAGGGACATCAGCGCACTCCCACATACCTCATTCGCGGATTCGAGCCCGCTGTTTTACGCTGCTCATCCATCTCTCGCAGGATCTGCAGCGCACCCTTTATCCCCAACTGCGGCGCGCCTTCCAGCCTTGTCAAGAAAAGCTGTGCCGCATCCCCATCCCTCAGCCCTGCTGCCGTTCGCAGCGCCGCCTTCGACTTCAGCACTTCCGGCGCATGGGCCAGCCATTCATTCTCTATATTCGTCGAAAGGACCGCATCTTTCTTGAGGTAGTGCATCTCGAACAAGTGCTGCTCCGTCGGAAAGAGCGGGCCGAGCCAGATTTCATCTCCAACAATCGCGTAGTGAGTAGGCGTCCCGTCCCGATTCGCAACATTCTCATCAAGCTGAGCACGCGCGATTGCGGTCCAGTCATCCTTCTCTATCAGGTTCGTCCGATTCCCGTCGTCATCAAGAAGATACAGCCCGCGATGTTCATCGCTCTCCCTCAACCAGTCCGCCGGGAGCGGAATCTTGAAGAGATCCGTCGCATCGTTCTCCAGCGTATTCGTGTGCTTCAGCAAAAACCAGGGATGAAATTCCAATTCCAGCTCGTTTTGCGCAAGCTGCAAATCTGTGATAACGGTTGACTCAATCCCGCTATGCTTGAGATCCGAAATGATTTGAGCGACTGCTGTATCTCGATCCACTCAAGTTTGGGAGGGGGTTGTTAGCCCCCTCCCAGCTCCTGCGTTATGGCCTTCGAGGCATACAGACGACGGTGATTGCGACAGAACCTGTCGCGGTCGCTTCACCGCCCGTGTCGAACTCCACGACGGCGCCCTTGTTGATGCTCGTCGAGACCACCGCCGCATTTGACAGGGGCAAATCGTGCGAACCTGTCGCGTGCGTAGTGGCGATCGAGAAGGCATCGACATAGGCATCGTTGTCTGCTTTGTTCCCGAAGTTGAACGTCGCCGCAGCCGTGCCTGGAGCGACAATCACGTTGTACGTGATCTGCACGATCTCCAGGTCGCACGGCGCGACAAACGCCGCCTGATTGACTACTGCAGCCGTGTGCAGATTCATCACAGGCGAGTTGAAAATAACGGGAGTTTTCCCGTCCCACACCATGTCGCCGGAGCGATAGCTTGAAGCTGAACCAGCCATTTAACTATCCTCCTTATTCGCCGGCGCTGTCGGCGGCTGCGAGGGCGAGGTTTCTGATGAGGTAATGCGTCTTGGGGTGATGTACCTCAATAGACGATTCCGTCAGATACCCGGCCTTCAAGCCGTCGAGACCGTTGGACTGAAGATCCGGCTCCCACTGCGTGTCACTGTCCTTCAGATGGACATAGGTAATGTTCGCCATGTCCAGCACGAAGAGCCAAGATTCCACGCCGAAGTAGCTGGTACCGCCCGTGGTGCCTCCCGACATCTGGTTGAAGAGCGGGTGTGTCTTGAGAACCAGCTCCCCGAAGGGACTTGTGATTCTCGTGACGTTCATCCCGAACTCCTTGACGCCGGAGTTGAAATTCCACGTTGCGTTTTTCCGCAGGATCTGCCCGATGGTCAGGAGCGCCCGGTTGCCGCAGAAGCCCATCTTCTCGCTCGAACCGAACTTGAAGATTTCGAACATCCGCTCTTCCAGCCACGCCATGTCCGCGCCCGTCGTGGTGTCGGCAGTCACGTCATGATCTGGACTCGAAGTTGGAATCCAGTTCAGAATCCCGTCCATCGTGTGCAACGGCTTCCCGTTCACGGTGGACAGTGACTTCTTGCCGAACCACATCGCGCGCTCCATGTCGATACCGTGATACTGCAATGCTTCACGCTTTGCCTCTCTCACGGCCTCGCCGGTACGGAGCCTCGTTTTCTGCGCGGTACGCGTCGCCTCCAGCGTGTTCCGAAAGATCTGCGTCCGATTGTTCTTTTCACTCGGATCGAACGCGATACCTGTCGGAGCGTTGGAGCCTTCCTCGTAGGCGCTACCCACGACGATCAGGTTCGGGTTTATGCCCGCCCCGTTCGCATCGAGCGTCGCTGCCGATGATCCCGCAAAAGCACGAGACACCTGCAATGACGTGTCGATTGAGGGGTCCGCTGTGACCCGCACGAGTTCCGCCGTTTGCTCCACGCGAAGAATGTCACCCTGCTTCAGCCCGAGAGCACCCCCACTCGCGGCCAACGTCAGCGTTGTGTTCGTGGTGGTCAGATCACCGGAGGTGGCGTGTAACTCCACTCTCCGAGTCTCCAACTCCTTCTCGAACCAGTGAAAAAGCGGGTCATCGACGACTCGCGTTTTCATCGCTGAGGTCAGCCCCGTCAGCGGGGTCATGCCGTTCGGGTCGAGCAGCAGCAGCCCTTCGCGCCAATTTTCGGGACGCTGACCAGTAACGGTAAAGTCACTGGTGTCCCGAAGGCCCTGAATTGCCATTGCTTAGACCTCCATTAACAAAAGTTAACGAGGGCCGAAAAGCGTTTTCGCGATGTCATCAGGGGAGTTCGGCTTTGTTGAAGCCGTAGCACCGACCTTTGGCCTCGGAGCTGCCCCACCACCTTTCGGCAGCGGCGCCGGAGGCTTTCCTCCACCCTTCGATGAGGCCGCAGGCTTTATCCCCAGTGCCGTTCGCGAGCGTTTCGCTATTTCGTCCCTCAGTTTCTCCGACCACGACATATCAGCCACACTCACGCCTTGACGTGCAGCCTCTTCGGCCATCACAGTCTGTGCGACGTTCATGATAACTGGACGCAGTTCCGGTCGGTTTAGGTCCGAGTGCTTTCCGTAGAAGTCCTCGAAAACCGTCCGCGCGCTATTCTCCTGCTGGATAGCAGTTTGAACAACTTGCGGGATTCCCGAGAGCATCTCCTGCACCTGTCCCATTGCCGTCCGATACGTCTCCCGCGCGATCCCCTGAGCGAGCGCAGACACCGCCTGCTTCCGCTCACCAGGATCCTCACTTCCGAGCAGCGCCATCAATTGATCCGGCACAGTGAAGTTGAACGCAGGTCCATCTTCCGCCGGCTCTTTTGAAGGAGCTGTCCGCGTCTTCTTCAGCTCTTCGATCGCCGCATTCTGGCGAGCGACTTGCTGCAGGAGCGCCGAAAGCTCGGGACTCGTAGTCGGACTTTCATCTAACGGAGGCTCACCTTCCTCTGTCCCCGGCTCGACGGTCTCGCCGTCGCCTTCGGGGGCCGCTTCACCTTCCGTCGCGGGAGTCTCCTTTCCCGCTTCGCTCGGCGCAGAGACTTCCTCTTCCTCCTCGCCACCGAACGCATCGAAATTTAGGAGAGATTGCGTCTCCTCACTGCTGAGCCCATCATCGCTGAGTGCTGAATCGATCTGATCGAAAGATACGCCACCAGCGGGCTCGCTAGCACTTGTGCCAGCGCCTTTTCCGCTTTTATCCGTCATCTTCGTTCTCCTCAGTAGCCAATGCCAAGATGGTGTCAAGCGCCATTCTCAGCCCACGAGCGATGCCGACCTTCTCGGCCAACTTCAGTTCCCAGTTGTCCGAGCCAACCGCCACCGCGGAAATCCTATCATACTCATTCGCCAGTTCTTCCACTCCCACAAACGCCGAGCGCAACTCGTCCGTCGCAAGAAGCTCCCTCAGCGTTCGCCTCGACCCCTCGAACTTCATCAGGGCGCGCCCGCCAAGCGTCGTCCAGGCGCGGGAACAGTTCCTGGAGTCGTTCCCGATCCACCCACCGGCACCGCATTACCAGCGGCTGCCGCCTCTTGTACTTGCTCATCCGGCGCTACCTGCACATCCAGCTTGAACGCGTCCAGGTTCTTCGCGCCGCCGAGGTCTGCCAGGAACTCGAAAATCTTTGGCAGACTGAAAGTCCCTCTCAACTCCGGGTCTTGTGCCACTGCCACGAAAATTTCTTTCCAGACATCCAACAGCGCGACTCGATCCAACGGCAGTGTACCATCATGGATTGGGTAGTGGAAGTCACCGGTGATGGATTCCGGTGTGATGGCTATCCCACCCTCATTATCCGCCAGGGCCAGAAGCGGAGTGTCCGCCCCTTGCAGCCCCACAATCGACATATAGAACTCCATTTCCAGAAGCTGCTGCAGATTCAGCGATTGTATCTCCGCCAAATCCACCAGCCCCTGCGCCGAAATCAGCCGCGCCCGAGCAGCAAGACGAGAGGCAGCGGCCTCACCGGAGGTCCGCACTTCCGTCGCAGTCTTTCGTCCACCAGGATCCTGCTGACCCTTCAGGTTATCCGTCGTTCCAAAGAGCACATCCCCGAATCTCGAAAACAGCTCCGTGTCTTGAATGTGCGCTCTCGTCACATCCTGCACACTAAGCTGCCCGAGCACTTCCCGAATATCGCGACCTTGCGCCGCTCTCTTCAATCGAATAATTTTTCCCGCGCCCGGCTCTTTCAGGTCCTGCATCTCGACCATCGAGGGGTCGAGGACCCACATGTTATTGAGCGCAGTCTTTACGTTGTCCATATGGGACGTTACGAGCCAGGAAATCGTATCCTGAATCGGCCCCAAGTAATCTGCCGTTCCGGCCTGTCCAAACCCATAGCCGAGCGAAGAAGGCTCGATCACCACGCAGGGATGCATATCATGGTCGAAGTCGAACGGCTCCGCGCCGATAATCTGCCGCCGATTTGCGATAGTGAACATCCACTTCTCGACTCTCTCACTCTCACCAAGCGACAGTTCCGCCGGAATAATCTCCACCGTGCCCCGGTCAATCTGGGTGAGCCGACTGAAGCGCTGGCTGTGGTACTGCCCTGAGTACATCGTCCAGTCGCCGGGGCGCTCATCGGCGCGGACCAGCATGTCGCTCGTCACCACCTGGGCCGCGGCCGGCGCCGCCGTGAGCAGCAGCAGCG